TTGGTACTGTCTTAGACATTCTATACCTTCTTGACATTTGGTGTCAAACCAAGCCCTTTGTAATGCCATCCTTGATGCTTGTATTCCATCTTGTAATGAAAGATTAGGTACTATTTTAAGCGATTCTATAGGTATTTTCGTAGCTATTTGCTCAATTACTGACTTACCACCACTACTTAAAGTCTTGGCTCTAGCATCGTGAGGTAGCCAATGAGTACCATATTTGTACCCATATTCCCTTTCTTTAGACTTGATTAGGTTTGTATAGTATTCAATGTTCTCGCCATTACTACTGTGATAATCTAAGACTCGTATCTCACCATGCACAGCTTGAAACCAAAAGATTGCAGTATCATCGCTATAACCTAAGTCCCATGATGTATGACAATCAAACAGAGGATCGTACTCAACTGTTGTAATCCTACCCTCATCTGTTACGGCTCTCATCTCTTTACCATAGTATGCACCTAAGATAGCAGACTCAAAGTTACACTCGAACTCAGCCTCATACTGATCTTCTGTCATCATAGACCTAGCATCATCTAGTTCGTCTCTAGGTAATATCCCTGTTTGACTTGCTCGTAGGACTTTTACATACCAATTATCTTGTTGCTCTGCCTTGCTAAAGATGTCATAGAATCCGTTGTGTCCTTTAGGTGTACCAATAAAGGTAGCCCATCCTAGTCGATCTGATAGTAATGGCCTAACAATTTGTCCCCAAAGGTTTGGTTTCATATCTGCCATCTCATCTAAAACTACCCCATCTAAGTAATTTCCCCTGAGTGCGTCTGGATTGTCACCACCAAATAGTCGTATCTTAGAACCATTAATCAGTTCTACCCATAATTCAGATTGATTAGCAGTTTTGCGTACAGGCTCAGAGAATCGTAATAAGTATGACCAGGCAATGGATTTAGCTTGTGAGTAGTAAGGTGCAATGTACCCATATTGCCCATTTTCCTTATTCTCAGTCAATGCTCTGTAGATTGTGTCATTAAGTACAGCCACAGTCTTGCCACATCTTCTATGTGCGACTATAACTGCCCATCTCTCTGTTCTATCGTGAAATCCCTCGAATACAGTTCTAGGACTGTAATCTAGTTCAATGTCTACGACTTCTTCCATGAAAACCTATAGTGGATTGGCTTTGCCTCATCTCCTACTACTTCTTGTCTAGCAAGTTTAGGTAAATGATACTCCATGACTTGTTGTAGCATAGTAAACGCTTTATCAGGTGATGGAGGTACTACCCATTTACCATCATCTGTTTGGACACCATTAGCGACCTTCTCAAGCCACTCTTGCATTTTGTGGGCATTACCATCAACAAAGTTAGCAATCGCCTCTCTAGCAAGCGTAGTACTCTTGTTAGGCACTCCACTAGGTCTACCAGAGCCTTCTCTGTAGCCACCTTTGATACCTTTAGATTGTTTTTCAGCCATATATTCTCAAGTAGTTGATTTATAATGGTTTTATTTTAACACTATTTTCTATTCGTTGTACCCAAATTCATAAGGGTAACCTTCAGACGATAAAGTGTTAGCTTTTACTTTTTTACTTACAATTTCGTACTCACCATTAAGTGTATTCTCACCATGATCTGTAGCATATTTCTTGCTAGTTGTAACCCAATCACCATTATTAATGTTTTTAACCCCTTTGGGTACTGCTCTATAAACTTCAATCATTGCATCAGGTTTACCTTTTGCTCTTAAAGCTGCCATATACCATTCATGGTCAATAGTAGGATCATTAATTCCATAGAGTCGTCTACCTTGCTGACTGTAAACATCTTTAGGCATTATTTGTTCTAATTGGTCTATTGTTCCACCATAAACTTTAGCATTAGGTGCAGTATGTGAGCCTCTATAATCTTCAACTTTAGCAATTTCTTGCTCTAAAATTTCTTTTCTTGGTACAACGCTAGGCATCATTCCTTGTTTTTGTAACATATCCTCAGTCATTCGATATGCTTGCTCACCCATTGCTTTTCCTACTGGCTTAGCTATTGCTACTGCACCCTTTGCTATAGGAGTAGGGTTTACAGGGACAAATTCACCTAATTTTTGGGCTAATTTACCTTCATAAGTCGTAGGTTTAGCAGGTAAAAAGTCTTGAATTTCTTTAGTTGTAGGTAATCCTTGTGCATTTACAAGAGTTCCTAAGTTGTCTGTAATTAATTGATTAATGTCACCAGGCAATCCAGCCATCGCAGTTAAAGCACCACGACCAGCACCATATATTGTGTTTCCTAATGCACTTATTGCAGGGCCAATAATATTAGCAGTAGCATCTACAGGTTGTCCTGCACGATTTCTACCTCTTAATAAACTAGCTAATGTTTCGTTGTCCATCAGAATGGGTCTTTTACTATCTTATTAAATGCTTTTGTTATCTTTTCTTTACGCATAATCCTTTCTTTTTGTTTCTTCTCAAGCGTAGATTCTTTATTAGGCCTTAGTAAAGCATCCTCTTTCTTATACTCTCTAGTCATGTGTTTCATTTCATGTGCCTATCGTAAGCATCTTCAATTAAACTTCTTCGTGAAGTCTTTTCAGATTCTTTAAAGTCCTGTGCAGTAGGTGCATCTTTTGAGCCTACCTTGTTCATTTTCTCGCCAGAACCTTTTTTAATCCGTTCTTGTTTTCGGTGAATATTGGCATAAAGTCCGTTTTTCATTAGCATCCCCATCGTTTTAAACTTGCTTTGGCTCTAGGTGCATCACCCTTTGCGTTGTCTACTACTCCTTGCATCCTTGCACAGAAACTATCGTGCCTTTTTCCACTCTTTTGTGGTGCTTTTAGATTAGCATTATTCTTTGCGTTGTACTCTGCTCTACCTTTAGCAGTCATCCCTGCACCCTGTTCTGTAGGTAGATAATTCCTATCCTTACCCTTAGTAGTCTTTTCTATTGCAGCTTCAATCTGGTCTCTACGACTAGGCATTTTCTTCTATATGCCTCGCATACGCATCTTCTAATGTCTTTTTACGCTTACCTGTTGCCTCTTTTCTTTGCACAGATAATGCAATCGCCAATGCCTGTTTCTTAGGCTTACCTGACTCTATTTCTTTCTTATAGTTCTCGCCTACAGCTTTAGAACTAGATGATTTTATAAGTGGCATATTAACCTTTAAACTTTAATAAGTAAATTGTCGTGTCGATCTCTTGTGAAATGTTATCAATTAATTGCACAATCTCAGATTCTTTAGGTAAGTCATCTCTTGCATCTTTAACAAACTTTTGTAATGACTGTAAGTATCCTAAAGGTTCACCTCTAGGTAAGTGATAAGTGTCAGGGAATTTAGTTATTTGTCCGTAGCATCCAAAATATGCCTCAGCCAACTGGTCAGTTAATTCAACAATGTTTTCGTAGAATTTGCCAAGCGTTTTGTGTGTTGCGTAGGATTTTGTAGTCCAATGCTGTAAGTGGGTATTAGTCCCTGAATGTAGCAAAGTAACTAAGAAAAGTGCCATTTGTTCCATAAATACCCCTCGTTTTTACTATTTTAACTCAATTTTTATCAATCCACAAATATCTTTATGTATTTCTATTGTTATTTTTGTAAAGCACCTATCATCCATCTCAAGAGCCAAACACATACCATCTAGACCACTTTTAATGCTTGCTAACATATTATCCAAGTCCATCCACCTACGATTTGGTTTGTAAAAGACAATACTTAGCTCTGAGTAATCACCTTTTGGTATATTAGCCTCTTTTGTAGTCCAGTACCATAAATCTTTGTAAATTGCTTTCTTCTTAGCTTTTTCGTGATAATGACAGATAACATTAGGGTTCAGTTCTCGTGGATACCAAGGAAAAGTTAGCATATTGTGTATGTGCATTTATCACCAGATGCTTTCCTTTCTACAGTAACTTCACATAAATTATTTAATTTTATGTTTTTAGATATAAATAAACACAAGTTTTCAAGAGTTGGTCTACCCAAATCAGCTATTTCATCTAAAAATTCGTGATCGAGCATTTTTCTAACAAATTCAATATGTTGTTTAATGTTATCAAAGTCTTTCACCATACTATCTTCGTCAATTTTGCCTTGAATTGATACACTTGCATGATAAGTATGTCCATGAATTTTGTTGGATTGTAAGGAATCATAGCAATTAACTGCACGATATTTCAAGGTATGTGCTGCCTCAAAATAAAAGGATTGGGTTAATTTAAAAGAACTCATATTGTTCTACCTGTTGAAAATTCCATGTAGCAGGAGAGTTGTGGGATTCTATTCTTGCTCGCATAACCTGTGCCCTTGCCTCTTTAGTTGGAGGAGGATAATTGCCATTTTTCCAATTTTTGTCTATTCCTACATTTCTGCCAATGTTAGTGCTATCTGTAGAACTAAACGGAAACTTAGTAAAGATTGCTGGGTCTAACATCCTAAGACCATGCAGTTTGCACATCGGTCTACCCATATCATCGCAGATAACTCGCATCGCTGAACCCATCCTAGACCACCAGGCATTGCTGCCAACTGTTGAATATTCTCCAGAACTACCTAAAGAAACACGAACATAAGTATTAGCTAATTGCTCTAGTCTTTCTAAGGATTCATGCAAATGCCAAACTGGAGAACCAAACCATTTTGGAAATGGACAATCTCTAAGCAAAGCATCGTTATCAGCTTCTGTTCCATCAATTACATCAGGAATGACTGCAAAATCACAAGATGGTACTTTTTTAAGGTTTAATGCCCAGTCGTAATAAAAATCCCAATTTTCTACAGGTTTATTTGCTTTCCATGCACTAAACGCACCATTGTCTAGGGCAAAAGATTGGCATATTTCTATAGCTGTTCCAATTTGATCAGGATGAGCATAAGATACAAATGCATGACCAGCTTGCACAGCATAGTTAGCAACAGTCGCTGGAGTTATTGGTAGCCCATGATAATGAATCATAATATAGCCAATGTTAATTCTAATAATTCTTCTTCCGTTGTTGAGTACAACTCCTCAAATCCTTTTCTGCCAAGTCCATGCACTCCAGTATTACTTCCTCGATGATGTATTGGGCATAGTCCTATTACAGGTGCATCTACTCGTTTGCCAGCCCTACGAATATGATGGATTTCAGTCGGTGTATCTTCAATCTTTAAGACAAATCGACATAAACTGCAACCTAATCGTGCAATTTTGTCGTAATGTTGTCTCTGTGCTTTAGTCATTAGCTAGTTCTTGAGCAAAATTTTCTAGTTTCTGTGCTTGATCTGTAATATCGACTGCTATTTGATACGCTGCAACATAATCCTGTTGATTGCAAGCCTCTGAATAATTCCTTATTAGGTGTTGCAATATTAAAAATGGATGATCTATCATAACATTCCTTTTCTTCTGTTAGCACTAAGTGTTTGAAACATATCAAAAATTCTTGCCTGACTATTTCTTTTGTTATCTAAAATCTTAAACTTCTTATAAGCCTCTATCCAATTCTTGACTGCAATATCGTAAGAAACGCTTGCTATGGCTTTTTCATGCCTCTCGGCTACTGTCC